GTTCTTTCTCCAGAATTGATAATTTCTCCAATCCATAAATTTTGGGGGTTAGTAGCGTTTACGAAATTTGATAAAAGGAAATCTATTACCTCTTGATCTGAATACTTCCTAGAAGTTTTCTCAAACCAATACTTATCTTTCCTTTTATTGAATGATGTCATTGTAGCACGAGATTTACCACCGTACTTAACAAAGTCATACTTAGGGTTAGTAAAATGACTTTTCATTCCAAGATATGCTTGATAGGTCTCAAAGGGAGTCACTTTTGTCTTCATCTAATATACTTGAATTTTTTTATTTTGGTCATTCAGTTTATCAAGTCTAAGATTTGGATCTAAATCATGGTAGAAATATTGACGACCATATCTTGGAACATCAGTATGCCATCCACTATAATCAACAAAACCACTTTGACTTGAGGTTGGGAATTTATCAACCCATTCTTCATCACCATCCCAATCCCACGAACTACAAGAATCTACAGTAAGTATAGGATAAGTAAATGTAGCATTAAACCTTAATACACTATTATGATAATCACCATAAACTTTATACATCATATCATCAGGATTAACCTTTTTACCATTTGTTGCGTGAAAAATAACTTGTATCTCTGATCTCCATTTTAAAAGATCATTTACATAACCCTGAATAGATGGTTCATCTCTATTATGAGCACCCCACATATCATTACATATCATTCCCATAGCATGGACATCTTGCATTCCACCTAAAGGAACACTAACTACAATATCCTTTTTAGAATTTCTTGCTAGAACACCTTCAGTATCTAAAGTAAAAGTTTTCTTTGTAATACCATTTAATACACCATTTTTTGCATAGTGTCTTATTTCATTTCTAAAAACAAAACCAGTATATTCAGATTCCTGAAAGTTGGTTCCTAAATGTAACCCTACTCCACACTTTTTTTGATGTTCCTGTACTTCAAATAAAGCCTCATGTAATTCTGGCATCTTATTTTGCCATCTAGTTTCGTATCCAGACAAAGATCCTTCAGGAGTCAATAACTCATCTACTTCATTCTCCTTTGCCCAATCAAGTGCTTTAAAGATCTCTTTCTTATTGATCTGTATGTCTGTACCATTTGGGATCTGAGCACCTGCTAATCTAATCATCATTCTCCTCGGTTTCAAATTCTGTAATAGCATCAATAGGCACTTCTGCCTCACCTACTCTATACCAATGAACCATTTCACCAGACTTCCAACTTTTTCGTTCACCAATATATTCAAGGTCAGGCATATTATAGTCACGTAAGATCGCTTGTAAACGATGATGTAATAAATCTAATTCAGAAATTTCCATTATACATTAACACCCTCCGCAAATAATTTTTTCCCGTCTTTATCAGTAACCATAAGATTAAATGGTTTATCAGTATCTTTAAGATATCTTGCAAATTTAAATGGAGTAGTAGACCCAACATCTAGATCATGATAAAAATATTGTCTACCGTGTCTAGGTACACTTGTCTGCCAACCAGTAAAATTAAGAAGACCACTTTCACTTGAAGTTGGATAATAATCAACAGTCTCTTCATTCATATCCCAATCCCATTGAACACAAGAATCTACTGTTAATATTGGTATTAAAGTTTTATATGAAGTCATACGTAAAAACCCATCTGCCCAATTATTAAATGGTAGATATTGAGGATCATCCTCTAAAAAATTCCTACCATTTGTAGCATGCATTATCAAATCAATCGGATATTTTCTCATCTCTCCATCCTTCCTAATAGTATGAGGTTCTTCATTCCAACCCCACATATCATTACATAACATACCAATAGCAGTTGGTCCACCAGGATCATTCTCATCTAATGGAACACCTGCTAGACCATGTTTATCATTATCTCTACCTATACAATCTTCTGATTGTAAAACATGTGTCTTATTAGTAACAGCACTTAAAATACCTGATTTTGTATAATGACGAATTTGATTTCTATTAATCTTACCAAAACCTTCTGGTTCTTGAAAACAAGTTCCAAGATTAAGAGCAACACCACACTTCTTTTGATGCTCTTCTATCTCTTTTAATAAAGACTCTATCTGTTCTAATTTATTATACCATTGATTACAATACCCAGATAAAGCACCCTCTGGAGTAAGAATATGATCTACTTCATTCTCCTTTGCCCAATCAAGTGCTTTAAAAATCTCTTTCTTATTATATTCAAGATCCTTTGTAACTGGAATTTGTGCTCCAGCAACCCTTAACAATCTTTTACTAAATTCAGTTTCTTCTGGAAGTGTACCTATCATTTGCTGAATGGCACGATAATTAGATTCCTGTTCTCTTAGATAAGCATCCATTGTTATAAGTCCTCGTGGTCAACATAATCTCTCCAATTATCATCTCTGACAACTAAAGCTCTTGTATTTTCTACATTATCTTTAATAGTAAATCCTCTGCGAGTAAATTTAATATTAAAAGATAAACTCAACCTTTCATGATCAGTTTCATTGGCAAAAGTCCCATGACTTAAATACCCTGGCCATAATATAAGTAATCCTTGCTGAAGTGGTGCAACATTTTGTCTTACAGAAATATCCATAAGTAAATTGCCAACCGATCTTTCATTAGGATCTTTAAAAAACAAATTACCATCTTTTTCATTTGTTTTTATATAGTATACTCCAGAAATATCAGTAGCTCCATGAGTATGTTCTAAAGCAAATTTTCCTTTGGTAGTTTTAGTTATCCAAGATGCATCAATAAGATACTCCATAGGATTAGTATAATCAAGAGAACCCATAAAATCCTTTACTTCTCTTTTTAAAAATTCTAAAAAGTTAGAACAATTATACTTCTTTATAACATTACTCCCAAAGGGATTTGGTGTCAATTCATGAGAAGCACTTTTAGGAAAAAAATCAGGTTGTTGATATTCCGTGTTCTCATGAACACTCATCAACTCTTCTTGTATTAGATCATACTCATTTTCGTCTTTAGGTTTAACATAATAAATTGGAGTCGGAAAAGCATTATGTACAGGCATTTTCTCAAATAGGAAGTTTTGCTTTAGAAGTTGCTTTCATAAAATTAAGACGAGTTGCATCCCATTTTAACCTTTCTTTCAAAGGTTTAGATATTAACTTAGATACTGATTCTACCTCAATATTGTTATCTTCGCAATAGTATACTATTGCATCAATATAGTTAAATCCCTCTTCTGCTACAATTTTTTCAATTTCCATAGCAAACTTTATTGGAGTTAGAAACTTACTCTCTATTGCCTTTTCTAATTCTTTATTCGGTTCCATAGAGCTCCAGTTTATCGTTAACAAATTTGTCAATGTATTTTGTGAGAAGTTTGATGTACTTCGCTTTGTCTCGTTCTTCATAAATTACACACTCGCCATTTTCGCAGGCCATAATGATTACAAGTTTTTTAATTGATATTCCCGTCATCTCATACAACATACATCCGTATGCCATACACTGGACAAAATAATGTTCAATCCAGTCTCTTGGTTTAGGTTTCTTAGATGTCTTAAAATCTATTATCGCTAACTCGCCATCATATTCAGCAATACAATCAACTGTTCCAGCAATACCTAGTTCTTTACTATATAGCGGTCCTTCCAGAGCGTATATATTATCTATTTTATTTAATTTACCCTTGGCAATCTTAAATAAAAAATCTGAAATGGGTCGCACTTCAGGTAAATCTTCATTCTTCAGATAGTGTTCTGTAAGAGTATGCATATCAGTTCCACGACCAGTAGCCGCTTTAGTGATACGATCTGCCTCTTCATTACCAACTTTCTTTCTCCACTTAACAAAGATCTCTTTATTAAAATGACTGGTTACTGAGGTAATAGAAACTAACTTCATTAGTTCCCCTTCTTCTTCACCAGGTACAGAATAATAACGAACTCCGTCTATGGTTTCCCTATTGAGTTTAGGGAGATCTAATTCAACATGATTAAATGCCATAAGATTCACATCTAACTTTAGGTGCTAATATATTTGGAATTTTCATTTCATAAAAAAAGAATACTTGTGCTAATCTGAAATCATCTTCATTTGGCATCCAATAATTTGATTGTCCATGCCATTGAGTTCCACTGTAAATAATAACTCTATTATACTTGTTTTTTACCTCTACAGTCAAGCTGAATTGATTGTTATTCTTAACAATCTCTTTTCTATAAGAATTGAGAGCATCAATGTTACAAACATCTTCAGTACCTAAAACAGATCTATACCATTCAGGACGATTGTCAAATGTAATAGCATCTTCAAAAGGTAGTGGAGTATGCCTCTCATAAACAGAGGTTCCATTGCCATTAACTGGGTCTGGATCTAAGTAAACAACTGCTGCAAGATTAACTACACCATCATTATGAATCCATCCATCATTTACAGGATCTTTTGAATCAGCAGAAAATCTCCATATTTTTTGAAAATATGAATAACATCCATAATTCGCAGGATCATTAGTTCCTGAGTAATCTCCAAACATAGAAAGAATCTTATGATAAGCAATATCATAAAATTCCCTATTAAATCCAGATATACATTGAGTTCTTAAACCTGGATGAATTCCAATTTTATTACTATAATCAAGACTTAATGCAAATTCCCGAACAGCATCTGGATCTTCATAAAATCCATCATAAACTGCTATGGGAAAAAGACCTGGTGGATCAGGTTTAAAATCAGTATCAGAAACCATTCTCAAGTTTGGCAATAATATATTCTTTGACAAGTCCAGAACGAACTATGTCATCAACACCAAACTCTATTATATCAAAAGAAGGCATCTTTCGCAAAATGTTCATAAAATCAAC